GCAATAAGGGCGCCCACAAATATAACAATTGCGCCGATAATTGCAATTATCGGGTTTGCTTTAACCGCTTTGTTAAGGGCGAGAAAAGCCACCTTCATAACTTTTAATGCGGCGGCCATTTTTTGCACCATCTTATATCCCTTCACAACTACCATGAAAGCTCCCAGGGAAGCAGTCAACGCGACAAGAGCCTTGCCCGCTATAGATAAAATCCTTTCCCAGTTGTTGAAACTTTGGACAAAATATGTGACCCTTTCTATAACAGCGGTAAACCCCGGTATTAACCTCATTGTCAGCTCTTGAGCTATGCCGTTTGCCGCGCCTTTTAATCGAGCCAAAGCGTCGTTAAAGTCAGCAGCCTTTTGAGCGTTTTCGTTAGAGATAATGCCAAGGCTTCGCGCCTCGTCCCTTAGTTTTTCAATCCCTTCCGCGCCCTGGCTCGCCAATAAGAGCATTTCCGGTCCCGCCCTGCGCCCAAAGGCAAGCATGGAAAGCTCGGTACGTTTAAGCTGGCATTCGGTGTTTTCTATGGCCCTAATCATTATGCCGAAAGCCTCCTCGCTGTTTCGCGCGTTCCTCATGTTGCTTAAAAACTCCTGGCTTGTGTTGCCTAAAGCCTCGTGCAGCTTTCCCGTGCCGGCCCTAAGTTCAATCATCCCGGCGTTTAGCCTGTTGAAAGAATACTGAAGCGTGTTCCCGGAAACTCCCGACATTTCCGCGGCGTGCGAGAGCTCTTGCAGGCTCTCCGCCGAAAGCCCTATTTGCCGTCCGTAGTTCAAAAACGAGTTTGCGGAATTCGCCGTTCTTTTTGCCAGCTTTAGTATGCCGGCTGCCGCGCCCGCCAGAGCCACGGCACTCGCCGCCAGCGTTTTCTTTGCAAGTTCCATCGCCTTGGTTTTCCGTTCCTGCGCTTTTCTGGATGCGTCTATTCTTTTTTGCAGCTGCTCTTGTTCCGCCCTTAGCGCCCTAATCGCGTCGCTGTTGGGGTTCATCCCGTTTCTTATGTTTTTCTCTATTTCCCTCGTGTAGTTTCTGACCGATTGCTCAAGCGCGGCCGTTTCCCCCCTGGTGCCTATCAGGGAGTTTTGGAGCATTTTCTGCTTGCGGTTGAATTCGTCAACTTCGTTTCCCGCAAGCCTTTTGGCGAATGCTTCCATTTCCTCCCGGGTCTCGGCGGAACTGTTTGCAAGCTCTTCAAATGCGGCAGTTGCCTTGTCAAAATTCGCACGAATCCTTAAGGTTAAATCTCCCACTTATGCTACCCCCTTTATAATATACCTGTGGTTCATATAAATTAGTTGTTGTATTGCTTGCTGGCTAGATGGTGCTCATACTGTTTCTCTAATGATTTAAACATTTTATGCATATCCAATAGCCAGCTTGGAGCCGAAAGCCAATTGTCATAGGGAAGCCCAAAATTGCAAATGTTTTCATAAACATCGATATAATGGAAAACGTCATCGGTCAAATATTTCGGAAGCTTCTTTTCGGATATCGGCTTTTCCTCGCCCCAGATTTCGACAGGATGAGGCTCGTCTATTGCATAGGCGTTATTGGTCTTGGCTTGGCTTACGGGCATGACATCCGCCGCTTGTTCGGCCCTGCGATAACCCATAAGCCATAGCTTAAACCCGAGCCTTATTTTTTTTTATAATCAGCCGTGAATTCGTCCGCCTCTTTCGCGTACAGATACGCTTCTTGGGCGATTGCGAAAGCCGCCTCGCCTGGAAGATGCCTGAAAAAATCATCGGCGGTTTTTATAGCATTATTATCATAGGTCAAATCCTCTACTCCCTCTACGCACTCGCTAAAGAATCTTTTGTAGTCGATTCTGTTTGACATGATGTTCGAGACCATGTTGTTTATGATGTGGTCAACCAAAGACTCTTTAGATTCGTGGCTATCGTCAAGCGTCTTAAATGCGCTTGAGTCCAACACGGATTTTTGGTCTGCCATCGGGAATTGCTCGTCAGGCATGGGGAACCTTGAAAAGATTATTTTCGCCGGGTTTTCGGATTCCATGTTGCCGAAACTTTTGAATATGAAACTCTTGTTTTTTTGCTTGAGCGACTTCAATACCATTTTTTATTCTCCTTATGTAATTTAGTTATAAAAAAAGAGGCGCCGGAAAGCGCCCCTTGTGATTTACGCCGCCGGCACGCAGTAGACGATTGGCGAGCCATGTCCAAGAGTAAAGGATATGTCCTTACTCTGTGGGTCTCCGTGGCCTAGGGATATGCTCATGCTGTTTATAACAATTGGAGCAAATAAATAGTTCTCCATTTGGCCGGTTTTTGCGCCGCTGTTAAGCTGCGTAAGTATATAAGCCTGCGAGTCGTCCTTGGGATGCACTTCATAAACGCCGTTGCCGTTGTCATGCACCACCGTCATAAACTTGTTCAAAATATCCTGAATAATATTTTCAAACTCGTCCGTTACCGGGTCATACCTGAACAGCCCGGACATTGAGCCGGAGAAAGTGGTAATGCCGCTTGCGATAGTAGAGGCCGGATGGCAGTCATCGCCGACCTCTACGGCATCCTCTCCGAGCTCAAAAGACGCTGTGGTCTTGCAAAACCTTTCCTCGTTGATATGATAAATCCTATCCCCCGCAATTAGGGTAAGCTGCGTCCCTGTTCTGGGCGCCTGAAAAATCATGCCGGCCGGAACGGGAAGCGCGCTGCTGTCCGCCCTGTCCATTACGAAATATTTTTGGCCGGCAATCGTGCTTCCGGTAGAAATTATAGCATTGTTTCCACTGTCAATAAAAACGTGGGCACGTTGCCCGGTGTATTTAGATACCATTTATTTGTCTCCTTCTTTGTCATTCTTAATATCAGTAATATCATTAATGTTTATTACTTCCGCCTTGATTTCGCACGACGGGCAGTCCTTTCTGCGCTTGGCTTGCTTGGGCTGTCTTTCGTGCTCTTTTCTTGCATCCTCCGATGCAAATACCTTATATCCTTTTGTCATTTTTGCTGCCTCCTTATTTAGTTTAAAAACCGATATCAAGCGTGACCGGCGTTTTTGACGACACCAGATTCTTGTTTCCCTCGACGTAGTGAAAAAACCCCACGCCGTCAATGTTGATATTGTGGGCTATATCTATTCTCTCGCAGCGAAACATCTCGTATAATGCGCTGGTTGCGTCCATCATGTTCGCCCTCAGGGTTTCAACGGCGGCGTTCCTGAAAACAAGATATACGTCGCACGATACCCTTGCTATATGTACGCAGTCATCCTCGTACCGGTCTTCGCTCAGGCTGATTCTGTCGAAATCGATGAAAAGCGTGAAATCGTTCTTGAACTTGTCAAAGTCCAAAAACTCGCAGGTGATAAAAGGAGCCTTTTTTACGTCAAACGCTTCCAAGTATTTGTGATAGTTTGTCTCGACGAAGTCCTTTACCGTGTCAAGCTTTTTTCTGAAGTCTATCATTGGCTCAATTCCTCCCGCATCTTGCGCTGTAATTCGTTCGCCATTTCCCTGTAGCCTCTGGCGTTCCTGCCGCTCCACCAGCTGCGCCACGCCGGCAATGCGAACGGCTGCTTGTTAAGCCTGTTGTTGTGGACGGCCCACGCATAGGGCACCGTGTGCTTGCCGAATCTCTCCCGGGTGGTTAAAGCGGCAAAGCGCCCTCTCATATGAAAGCCGATGGAGTCCCTTAATTTTCCGGTGTCGCTTGGAGCCCTCGCTCTTGCTTCATCGGCTATTCTGTCGCCAACGCCTCTCATTAGGCTGGCGTAGAAACTTCCAAGTCCGGCGGAAAATATCGCCAGTTTGTTCTCGAACTTTTTTGCATCGAAAGCTATGTCAATCATGTTATTTCCTCTTTAACCTTAAATGCGCTTTAAGCGATACCTCGATATGGGGAATAGATATTTTGAAAAATTCGTAAAATTATGAAATGTTCTAGTCCCTGACTCAGAAAATGATTTGCTCGTAATCCCGATATTTTGATTAGCCTCACTCTCAAGCAGGGCCGCAATCCTTAATATGGTTAAAATAATTTCCGCCGGTATATTATTTGCGCCCGATTCAAGCAAGGCGTTCCCGCCGTCCAATATCGGCGAAACAGTGGTCGCATCGGCGTTTCCAACATAATCATCCGCGTCGTTTGCGGCATCGCCGCCATCGAACAAATCGTTATCTGAAATGACTGTATCCGTGTCAAAGCCCGCGTTATATACGACAATAATATTTCGCCTTCCTTCTGGGAATATGCCGTTTTTGTAATATATATATTCGTTTACCGCCTCAAAGCGGGTTATCGGTATCGGCTCGTCGTTTACGGACACTTTCAATATTTCCCTTATCGGCCTCGCCTCAAGCTGCGCGTCTTCCCTGCCGTTTCCATTGGCAACGGTCACGTATTTTTTCACGCCAAGCTCATAGCCCAGATAATTCTCGACCATGCCTTCCGCCGCATCGATAAAAGATTGCAGTTTTTCCGGCTCGGCATGAACGCCCGTGTATTGGCTGAATTGCTCTAAACTAACGTAACTCATATATTTTTTCCTTTTGATTTATAATAGCTCTGCTTCGTCCTTGAACAGATTATATAGACCGTCATCTAAATCGTATTCCTTGCCAACATAAAAAATGCCGAAAGTGCCGATATAGGAGGTTTTGAATCTTACCTTGACATATTTTTTTTCAGCTTTTTGAGCAGTCTTCTTGCCAGCTTCCTCAATAATCTCTTTATCGTTTTGCTTTTCGTTTTTCCTAGCCATAGTTATTTCCTTTGAATAAGGCAGGGTTGCCATTTTACTAACAACCCTGCTATGTGGTTATATTGTTGTTAAAGCCCAGAAGTTGGTGTCGAGTATGCGTCTGCCATTGGCAAATACTGTACTTTGGAAATATGTTTGGGTGGACCCTAATACCTTGATTGGCTCGATTTGTATTTCGGATGCCAAGCCAAAAGCATAGTCTCTGGCCCTGAAAGCAACGGCGACAGCGGAACCGGATACGACAGAGTTAGGCGCGAAACCTGTCAAGAGAACCCTTACGCCTTCAACGGTTTTGTTTCTGATAAGCTCCTCTTTGTAAAGCTCTGCCACGCCTGTGGTTGCGTCTCCCATTATTCCGCTGTAAACACTTGGGTGAAGAACGATAATGGCATCGTCCGTGTGGTCTTTTACTGTCAATGCCAGGCCAACCAAGTCCATGACTCTTGGAACGCCGGCCATTGCGCAATTGACGGTGTTGGTGTTTCCGGTGAAAATGCCTTGGAAGTTTAGGCCCGTGCCGTTTCCTGTCAATACTTGGCTTGCGAATCCTTCTGCGAACGCCTCGGCAAAGATGGCTGGCAATTCGGTCTCGAAATTGACGCTGCCCAGCTGTAAAGTCTCGGCGCTTACGGGCAAGATAGAGACGAAAGCGTGAGGTGTCAATTGTCTTACGCCTAGTGCGGCCTGCGTGTCATTGGGTATGCCCGTTGCGCCTTCGGCAAAAGCCCCGGGTGTCGCAAGTGATGGGGATAAAACGGGGATATTTGTTGCGGCATTGGGGCCGTAGAAATATCTGACATGATTAAGTATTTCCCTCTTTCTGGAAAGCTCCTTTGCAAGCTCGGTTATCTGATTGATTGCGCCGGTGTTGTTTAGGGTGATTGCCCTCTTTTCAATCATGGCGTTCCTGACGTCGGCTAATGCCACGCTTCTTTCCTCCCTGTCTATAGGCGCGTTTGCCTGCGCTATTGATTGCTCTATTTCCCTCTTTTGAGCCTTGAGCGCTTCAAGCTGATTTTTTGCGTCCTCCGCCTTAAGGGTGCCGTCCGCCACTTTTTCGCTAAGACTGCGAAGGGCAATATTTACGTTTAATAATTGTTCGCTATTCATAATTTACTCCTTAATAAATTAGTTTAGGCCGAGATAGCGGCCTCTATTTCCAATAAAATGCTTTCGCTGTTTTCGGTCAAAGTGTCTACCTCGCTGGGAGTGGCTTCCGCCGGCTCCTTTTCAACGGCTTTAATACCGGCAATATCCGAAAGTATGTCTATCGTGTTTTTTATGATTAGCTTGTCGCTATCGTTCAATTCGTCTTTGTCGAGCGTCTCGTTAAGCTGCTCGATGTCGATTTTGCGTTTTGCGAATCCTCTTGTGTAAGTTATCGAATTGGTTTCCTCATAGGCTGGGTTAGTTACACCGAATGAAACTTCATGCAATTTTACTTCCTTTAAAGTTCTTGTGTTGTTTGTATAGTCATCAATATATTTAAGAATACTAAAACCAAAACTCATTGTTTTCACATCGCCACGGGTAATAATCTCATATAAGTCATTAGCATAACTGGTTGATGGCAATTCGCATTTACAGACAAGCCCTTCGTCTGTATTTTCGAGTTGCAGCGTTCCCGATTTGCTGGAGCCTAATACTTTGTTGTCATCATGATTCCATAATGCCCTAACTTCGCTGCCGTCTGCGAGGGATTTTTTAAAGGCAGTCTTACTGATAATTTCACGCACGCCATATATTGGAACGGATTTACTATCATAAGGAATTATACCGCAGATATATTTTTTACCTTCTTCATCAAATATTGACCTTACCTCTGCATCCTTAAAAGATAATTTTCTGTTTTCTTTTTTCATATTATTTAGTTTCCTTTTTTATAATGTTCCGCTATATGCGCCAACCGCTGCTCGATTCGCACCTGCGTCTGTAAAATGCTGTTTACCTGCTGCTTTAGCTCCTCGATTACGTTTTCGTGTTTTTGGACGTATTTGTCCAAGCGCTCGTGAGCCAGCTTCGAGGTGTTTTCGTTTTTGTCAATCCTGCCGGCGAGAGTCGATAGTTTCCAAACCACCGATATCACGGACACCGTGAAACCGCCCAGCAAGCCAAGCGCGGTTATAATTTCCACTATCCCTATTTCCATAAAGCCTCCTTAATTGTTTGAGCGAGTATATTCGAAGATGAGATTAAACTGCGAATTCTCCCACGAAGTCCGCCTTAATAATCTGATTGCGAAAATCTGCATGGTCAAAGTGCCTTCGCCTCTCAAAGTTATCGTCGCCGAGTCAAGGAACCCCCTTCCGGCAGTCCACTCCCTCGTGTCGATAAGATGCGAGAATGTGCCGCTTCCGCTCATTGTCTGGTTAACCACGCGGCTCGCGTTCCCGTGAACGCTGTTCGCCATTGATATGGTATTGTTATTAATGCTGACCTGAAACGCCCCGGCTCCGGACGCGCTTCCGAAATCAACCTCCAATAGCGTCGGCATTGTGAAATCGAGCACCCCGGGTATCCTCATGCTTGGCGTTGTTTCAGTGGTTCCCGACGGGGAAACGGCGCCTATGGTAAAACGATTGCCACCCATTGCGAATCCCGCAGGCCCCCATGCTATGCCGCCCGCCGCGCCGCCCAAGCGTCCGACGTTCAAACCGTTGATATTGTTATGGGAACCGCTAGCCGCAAAGTTTATCGTGGGGCTTCCAACGTTCCACCAGTTCCAGACCGGGGTGTTTATTACGCCCTGCTCGGGCCAGTGGCCCCTTAGCTCGCCGGTCTGGAAATTGATGTCAACGGTTGTTATATTGTCGATGAAATAGGGATTGATTACGTGGCCCCTAACGTCAACGAAGGAGCCGAGATTTTCTATAAACCCGAAAGTGGTAGGTGAATTGGTTCCCGTTTCCCCCGTCAATACTTTCCTGAAAATGGGGTTTCCGTCTATCCAAGAGGCGCCCGTATAAACCTCGTCGGGGCTGAAAGAGTTTTCCTCTCTTATCTGCTCCATAGCCTGATATACGGCATCGCTTGTAATTAAATTATTACTTCCCTCTGTTGCTTCAACATCAATCGGTATGCTTTCCCCAAAAGTACCTGGAGTTGCACCTCCTGTTAAAACTCTACCCGAATCAACAGCACCTGTTTGAGCTTGAAAATCATCTCTGTTTATGGGAATCGGGTTGCCCCATGCTAGCTCTATTGTAGGAGGCGGCGGAGGGAAAGGTATCATCCCGTATGCGTCCCCTTCATACGGAATCTCGACAATATCTATGACGTACCAGATAACCCTTAAATCGTCGTGCGTTTCGTCGTTCAAAACGAACGCGTGGTCGTCTATGCGGGGCACTCTCCCGAAAAGACTGGCCGCAGTGTCGGCGTGTATTGGTAAATCCGCAAAAGTTGGTACGCTTCCCAAAAGGGTGGGTTTCAGGTCGCTCATGTGGGATATCGATTTTGTCATTACCCGAATAGTCGCGCTGTCAACGTTTCCGATGAAAACGCCCTGTGTGCCATTATCGTCAAACACCAGTGTTTTTCCGGCTTGAAAATTGCTGAAAGACCCGAACAGATGTATTGGAACATCGGTAGCGCCGCCTAATTCGCGGGTTAGATACGCCCCGCGCAATGACGTTGTTCTTATCCCGTCGATTACGCTGTTTGTCGCCTGAATCTGCCCGTTCAGCTCCGCAAAGCCGTTCGTCATGGCGTTGTTCACTTCGTTAATCTGCGATTCCCTTGCGCTTGCCTCGGCTGTTGTTGCCTCGACGATTTGCCGGTTTCTAAGAATAGCCTCGTTTTCAATGGCGATGGTTAGATTATTGACCTGCTCTTGCCTTGTGTTGGCCTCGTTCTGGATGGCTTGATTTGCCTGGTCAATCTGCGTTTGTCTTGTATTGGCCTCGTTCTCTATTGCCGTTGAAAGCTCGATAACCTGTATTTGCCGGGTTTCCGTTTCGTTTGCTATGGCCTCTCTTACTTGCACAAAATTATTATTGGTGTCAATTACAAAATTATCAAAATCAAACCTTAAAGTGTTTATGTGCTGGCCCTGCTGGTTTTGAATGTTTTGCATTTGGTCGGTCAGCCACTTGAGGCTTGTAACGCTTGTATCCAGATTAAATATGCTTGTGTCTATGCCGTCAAATCTTTGGTTTGCGGAGTCTCTGAAATCGTTGAACTGTTGGGAAATATTTGTGTCGAATAATTCCAGAGTGCCAAGGCGATTCATTATATTCGTGACATTGCCGTTTATGGAGTCGATGGAAGTGATATTATTGGATACCTTGGTTTCAAGCACCGAGCTTCTGTGTTCAAGGTCTGATACTCCATTCTCAAGATTGTTCACACGCTGGATAGTGTTCTGCAAAGAGGCCAAATCGGTGTTTTGCCTTATGTCCTCAATGTCGGCCTTTATCGTTCCAATATCGGCCGCTTGTATGGCATCTGCTATTTCGAGAGCGTTGACCCTGCCGGCGAGCCCGTTTATTGCAGAATTGGAATTGTTATTGTTTTGAGATACCGTATTACTCAAATCGGTAAACGCCGTATCCATTATGTTTCGCCAGACTTCAAATGCATTTACCCTGCTTGCCCAAGTGTTTATGCTGTTGTCTATCGTGTTAAAATTATTCTCGTTGTTTTGCCTGTCTTGGTTTGCCCTTAATTCCAACGCTTCGACGCTTCCGGCGTTTTGAATTATACCACCTTCTGCATCGGTTACCCTGTTGATTAAATCGGCATCCGTCTGTGTCAAAACATCCATGCTGTTCCGTATCAGGGCAATATCGCCGTTTACGGCGTTGATTATGTCTTCAATGTCGTGGGCGTTCGAGTCCGCAAGGTGGCCTGTGAATTCCTCCGCGCTTATATAAGAGTAGTTTAATTCGTTCCAGGAGGCGATTCCATCGCCGGTCTTTATTCTGCGGTTGCCGCTTTCCTGTATCTCAACGCCGAATTCGCCTCGGCTTAAAATCGGGTTCGCTAATTCCCAGTTTTGAGTCGTATCACGGCGCATGATTATGCGGGCTATATTTGTACTCATGTTTTATCCTCTCTATTTAGTTTCTTACGCCTTGTCATCGCCTTGCGGCAAATGGTCGCCGTTCATTCCGGGCATCGATTCATTCAAGGCTTGCTCATACTGTAGTTGCGTAAGTTTGGCCTTGCTCATATAGCTGTCCCGAATCTCCGGGGTTACGGGCATGAGGTTGGTATTTATCCAATGGGTGTCCCCCGCCTCTATCGGCGGAAGGTTTTCCTTCGCCCTTATTTCGTTTATCGATAAAATGCCTATTTGCATCTGTCTTGAATAGGCCGCTATCCTGTCATTCAAGGATGTTTTCATCAAACTGTTAAATGAGTACTCAAAATACAGCCTGCTTCTTTGGTGGGAAAATATTAGCCTGTTCATGGCCTGCTCGAACTGCGTGGCCAGTGGCCTTATTGCGGACTCGATATACAATGTATATATGGATTCCACGTTGGAGGTTTCGGAGCCGTTCAACAGGGTCAACGGGATGCCGAATAATTTCGCTATCTCCTTTTCCTGATGCTGTCTGTTTTCAAGCAGCTGGCTCGCCTGATTGGTGGGCGTTTTGGTTTCGATATTATCATATTCTATCCCGTTGTGCTTTACCAATGGTCTGCCGGCGTTTCTTATGCCCGTGTAATTCTGCATGAAGTCGGCCTTGATGTCCCTGATGTCTTCCTTGCTGGCATCTTCTATGAATTTGGATATGTCGATTATAAGGCGATTGCCGACGCTGTTGCTGAAGCTGTTGTTCACGAAATCGTCGAGTTCGTTGCTTAGCCTGAATATGTTGTCGCACTCGGAAAATATGCTCTTGCCTTTTAGCCCATCGTAGGAATATCTGCTCGGTATATGAAGTATTTTGTCGCTCTTATATTCATTGCCGTTATAAGCGAACACCTTCTGGTTCATGCCGTTTCGTTTTAGGGTTATTTTCGCGGGGTCAATCCTGAATAACGAAGTGATGATGCCCTCTTCGTTGGCGTATTTGTACCAATAGACGTTGCCGTGCTCAAAATAATCCACTACGCTGCTGTACATGAATTGGAACTTGGTCTCATCGGCGTTAGGCCATTCGAGTAAATCATGTAACGTATGGTTACTGGGCAGGGCTTGTCTGGTTCTTCTGTTGTAAAAGTTGCCCGTAAGATTCGCCATGCTTGACGCAATCATGTCTATCGCCGCCCAGCTTGTGGCGTCGCGTCCCAATCCGTTTGGAAAGCTTGTGTTTGCAAATACGGCAGCCAAATTATTGGCCGTCCGTTTTTCTATTTCCTTTTCGGTTCTACGCTTGAATATCTTATCAATCAAGTTCATTATATACTCTCCCTATTTAGTAAACTAATTCTGAAACAGCCACCGCACCGCCTCTATAGAGCCTTTTTTCCTGGTTGCGGTTCCTTCATTTGCTTGGCATCTGTCTATTGCCATTATGCTTGAAATAACGGAATCGATGCGCTTTGTGGAACTCTTATACTCTTTCAAGGGCTTATAATTATTGTTTGCATCTGGTTTTATGATGGCGTTTCCAACCATCCATTTTGAGCACGGATTTGGGTCAACGATTTTATCCTCCAAGATAAGCCTCTCAAAGTTTTTGGTCGGAGTTGCCATCTGTTGCAAGTTTTGGGCATATTCCGCTAATATTGTTTTAGGCAGCAGTTTTTCTAAGTTGTCTATAATTTTGTTGCTTTGCCATCTGTCGTAGGCAATTTCGGCAATGTTAAACGTTTCATTATCCCGTTTTATGTCTTCGATTATATAGTCATAATCAATTGTGGCTCCTGGAGTTGCAGTTACCACTCCATTATCGACCCAGTTTTTTATGTTTATATTTTCGACGCGATATTTTTCAAAAATCTGTTCAGATGGAACATAAAACTTATGATACAAAAAATATTTCCCGCCCTTTTCGAAACATTTTGTGTAGGCCGTGAAATCATTGATTGAAGATAAATCCAGACCGGCGAAACAAGTCAGCCCGTGAAACTCAGATATGTTTTTTTGTTCGTTTCTGATTACGGTATCCCAAGATTGATAGCTTATCCAGTTGCTCGTTTCGCTTGTCCAGATATTCAGCGTCTTGGCTTTGTAATCGGTCTGGTGGCTCGGCTGGCCTAACGCGTCCTGCAAGTCCTGCTCCAATATTTTTCTGTCGATGATTGCGTCAATGCTGGGATTGGCTTTGACATACGATTCCGGTTTTTTCCAATCGTCGGATTCGTCAATGCCGTAGATGATGCCGAAATAAGTGTCATCGGTCAAAAGGCCGTTCAGGATTTTTCTTACCTTTTCGTCTTCGTCATACGCCGGCAATGATATGTCGGTTCCGGCTGTGGTAATTATCAAGACTAATCCGTTTTCTCTGGCGCGGGAACCATATCGCATTGCGGTTACGGGCTTGTCATTGGAGAAGCAAAAGTATTCGTCTATTATCGCCAACGATGGCGCATAGCCGTCTATCGCCACGGTGTCGGCGGCGAAATATGATATTTTCGAGTTCTTGTAAAATATGTTCGTGCCCGTGTCATCGATTATGTCCTTCAAGCCTTTAGAGTTTTTGCAGATTGTCCGAAGGTCTCTGAACATTTTCTCGGCTTGTCTCATGTCCTTTTCAAAAAAATAGGTCTCGCTTGATTTTGTCGTAAGGAAGTCCCAAAGCAAGAGCGGAAACATTAAGCCTGTTGTTTTGCCGTTCTTGCGGGGAACGAATACCGCGCCGCTTCTGAAACGAAGTTTGTTTTTGTTGAACTTGTAACGCCAGCCTAGGAGGTTAGAGTGTATGAAAAGTTGCCAAGGCAATAGTTGCAAATATTTTCCGTTGGTGAGTTTAAGTCCCTTGGTGAAGTCGTAAAACTTCTGGACTATATCCCAATCCATATAATAGTCCCAGCTCGGCAATGACTCGTTTTTCAGGTCATTGATAAATCTTTTCACCGCCTTCTTGACGTATATACCTGACGAAATAGTATTTTTGGTTATGGCCTTGCAATACTCGTGGACAATATTTTCTATTTCGGTTTTAGCTGGCATTACAAATCCTTGTTATTGATTAGCTCCGATATTACGTCCTCGCTTTGGATGTTTTTGGGAACAAATGATAGATGGCTGAAATAATGTTTTTGCCACATGATGAACAGGCGAGAATACTTTTCCATTTCGGCGGCACTTTCCTGTATTTTCGCATCGTTCAATTTCGCCCACAATAAATCGAGCATCGTCTTGGTTTTGGATAAATAGTCCGCTACTTCAGGACTTGCATTTTGAACTTTGGCCGCCGCCGCCTTTTCCCTAGTGGTGTTTGCTGTTCCCTTGTTTAATTTTTCCTGTAATGATGATTTGCTGCCTCTGGCCATTTGATATTCTCCTGTATATTTAGTTCATGAGTATGAAGAAGGCGGCCGGCGGCGGCCTGAAATCGAATTCTAATTCAAATTATAGTTTAATTATATTAAAATATTATTTAATCGTGAAAAGTTGTAATTTTTGCCTACGACCCGCGAGGGGTGATAAATGCGAAAAAATTTTTTCGCGAGTCGGGGGGCATGGGGGTGTCGATGAAAGGCGGGCTGACAGTTTTCTAGGGTGCTGTATGCCTGAATTGCAAGCGGTAAGCAACATGTTTTTTTACCGCCACCTTATTTTCACTTCCCCCTGTGATGCTCAAGAATAGTTCTCGACATCTGCAAAATCATCTCTTTATGGGAGTCGCTAACTTCATTATAAATCTCAAAAATCCGATTTAACCGTACATCTGGTGGCGTGTCGGCGTTAAACATCGGCCCTTCGCCGGTCAAAATATAGTCCTTGTTTACGTTGAACTTTGACGCTATCAGTTGGCAAATCCTGTCCGATAATTCCCTGTCCCCATGTTCGATGCTCCCGTAAAGCGAGTTCGAGACGTATATCTGCTGGGCAAACTCCTTGATTGGAAGCCCGAAATACTTCCGTATCTCTTTTAGCCTGCTGGGTACCGACATAAGGCCATTGTATCACGCTGGCTTGGGAATTTCATCGATATTTGGACGTTTTGAGGCCAATTATCGGATAAAAAGAAAAAAGCCCGAGTTCCTCTTGACATAATCCTATATTAGGATGTAATATATCTTATATATGGATATTTCGAACAGCGATAATAAAAAGGCCACCGGCGATATTCCAGATGAACTAGCCATGAATTATGGGGAAATGAACGAGGCTGGGAAGGAAAAGCTGTTGATGGAAACGGAGCAGATACTGCAATCAGATAGGAAAGACGGCCAATTGAGTGAGGCCATTCCAGATTGAAAGAACGGCCCTTGTATGAGGGTCTAACAGACTTTGTTATGGAGGAGAGGGAAGATGACGGGACAGGATTTGGTAAGGGAAATTCGGGAGCTGAATGATGTGGTACACGTATTGGCTGATGAAAAGTTGAGCCCCCAGGGTATAGGCGAGCTTAGTAACTTGTTTACAGGGGAAAAAATACGTCATCTGGAAGAGGCCCTGCGGTTTTTGAAGGAAATAATCAATGAACTGACACTTCCACCCGGAAAGTGAGCCGTTAAACAAATGATACTCAAATATTATTTGTTATTGCCATATACAAAATATGCGTGCCTAACAGATGCGGCACTACTACTCGAATTCCCTCCGGAATCCTGTAGTGATTTATCGCCCATGTGGTCAGGCAAATGGTTTGGCTTTGTTTGACCCTCCTGCAAACTACTCCCTATCAAGAGACTTGGTAGATGTAGTGTGCGATACGTATATGGCTTGAAAACGAAAAGGTCAAGTTTTTGGCCTTTTCTATTTGTTAATAATTTCCCGTATGGGAGATTAAATAAAAAGTTTTCGGGTGCTTTAAAACCGAAAAGGAGAATTGAAAATGAGAACTTTGGCAAAGGCACTAATTGTTATGACGGCAATTTCGGGACTGGCACTAATGGGGTGTGACAACGGGAGCGCTGCTGGTGCCACTGGGCCTAGTAATGGCACCGGCGGAGGTGGCGGGGTGATTGCGGAGCAATATCGGGGGACTTTTGAGGTCGAAAATGTACCAGGTGGGGCTGGGGGTGCGATAAGACTTACAATTGCACTTACCTTAGATGAAAATACTGTAACACGCACTACCAGAGTGGAAGGAGGTACCACTGTAACCAACGATGCTCCCTTCCCCGCATGGACTGAAGGGAACAGACTATATGGTCGGCCAGGCTATAATGAGGGAATGCCTGAGTTTGTAGCACACATAGGGACTTTTACTAATGCGAACACACTTGCAGGGCAAGGGTTTATTTTAGGTACTCACACTTATATTAGAGTGCCACAGGAGTAATATTTGCATTAAAAAGGCAGCCTTCGGGTTGCCTTTTTATTAAAAAGTTAATTTAAATATAGCCACTCCACTTTTGCTAAAATAAGTATATAGTGAAAGTTAATTTAAACCCAGGCAAGCAAATATTTTTACTCACCTCTCCTAGGAAAAGGCGAAAAAATTTTGGCTAACGTCCCCGACTTTTGATTATACCATCGGTTCGGTTAGCCAAGGTATAAAAACCTATGGGGGTAACTTTGGGCACACCACACTCCTGTAAGAATGGGCCCTTAGTTATCCCCAATATTCTAAGTGTACTATTTAAATAAAGCGCACCATTACGATGCGCCACTCCACGGGTAATCCTTTCAATATTGACGATATAGTGGAATTTACCCATATGTGGAGGGACTTGCGGCTCCCCGCAAGAGTAATTCAGGTTTAGTCCATCCTGTAATGGAATTACCCACTACAGGATAAACTTGAAAACAAAAAAAAGTCAAGATTGCTCTTGACCTTTTTTATGCAATAAAAAAATAATTTATTATCTAAGAAAATCCGAGGTAGTCTATTATTCCTCTGGCCTTTCCCCTGGAATAACGCGCACATCTATTCTGTTGCCTCTACCGATAATCATTCTTTCTATTCTGAAATTGTGAATCTTCAATAATTCTGCTAGCTCATCGCCCTGGGTATTTTGCACAAAGGTATTCCACCGTGCATAGGCTGTTCTGTCAGGTTTGGAGACGGAACAGCACGACTAATTGGGACTTTTAGCACGGATGGAAATGTTCTTACATCGCAGCATTTTGGTCATGTAAGTCATCCTCTTCTCCGTATAGAGTAATACTTGTACCACGATTAACCAAACTGCTAGCCAATTGGACGCTCTATTGTCCAATTGGCAGGGCTGTTTCACGCATATTTTTCCCAGTTCTAGCACTTCGAGTGCACGAAAGAGCACGTTGTTTAATAGCTTCGATTTTTGTAAGTATTAAAAATATAAGATATCCTTGGGGAAAAACCAGCTTTCGATTTTATTTACTCAATTTTCTTTGCCTGATTTCTCTTGCAGTAATAATTCTATGACAAACAATGCAAACCACTGAAAGATTATCTTCATCATAAAATAATGTTTCATTGCCGCGAGGCTCAATCTTATGGTGCACTTGAAGATTAGATTTGGCCCCACACTTTACACAGCACGGAGTCCCGGCAATAATTTGCTTTCGCAGGCCGTGCCATTTGCGAGTATTATAGAGGCTCGTATTTGAGCGGGTAGCGTTTGCAAACGGGATTCGAGGCGGCGGCTGATGGGCTTCGCAGTACGCCTTATCGCTTGGGATTAATTTGTTGCAGTTCGGCGCGCGGCAGATTTTAGCTTTGGGCATTATCTTTTCCTTATTTGTCCAGGCGCAAACCCTTCTGGACACGCAAAGCAATATCTATTTTCAGTGCCGTTTGTATACCATTTTTTGCCAATGTTTAGCCTGTTTCTCTCAGCCCGCATTTTGCTTAATTTTTCTCTTTGCTCATCGGTGTGGATATAATTTCGCTGTTTGGCATATTTCCTATTCAGTATTTCGGTAACACCTTGCTTGAATTGCTCGGCACGAATATGTTCGATTATCATTATACTGTTTTCCTTTTAATTATATTAACGTATGGTATACCCGCTGTATTTAAGTCCTCAAAATAGCAGCGCATATTTACTACAGTTATATAACCGCCATATCTTTTGTCTTTTACTCGGTCGATACGATTATTCCCATGTGGAGAATGGTCTCCATCTTCAATAGCATTATTAATAAATCTCCTAAGGGCGGGGCTATTTTCTATTATGATACCCCTGCTTTCGGTATCGTTGAAAAGGAAATGGTCGGCCTTACAGAATCTCCACCAACCATCTTTCTCACCTACAAAAAGCTCTACCCAGAAATATTTACCTTTTCGGCCATACATTGCATCGACATAGTTACACTTTACTTCGACGGAACCTAGTTTATCGGTCAAATAATCCACGTCTATTTTTCTATGCTCTGGGCAGTCCCTTACGTCTTGATATGAGATATTTTTACCTTGAAAATATTTTTCAGCAAATAGCTCCGCCTTTTTTCCCGTATCCAAATTCCTTTCAAAATTTCCAGCCATTATTTTCTCCTTTTAAACTTAGTTCTTTAAAAGGAGAAACTTATGGTTGTTCTATTTTATGAACAGCCCGAGGTTGTGCCGCAATTTAAACACAGGTAGCAGCTACCGGCCCTTACTTCCGCCCTGTAAGGCATGCCGCAAACCGGGCACCGGCCCAATCCATTATCTTCGTTATTATTTTCCATAAATATATTAGTGCAAAAAAAGAGGGATAGCCAAATATAATCGGCTATCCCATCAGGAGAAAAATGCCCTGAAAGAATCAGGCATTATATTTAGTAACACAAAAAATATAGGCTAGAAGCTTAATTTATTAGGGAGGGCTTTTCATCCTCCCACTGTCCTATATATTTTCGATTCGCCGCTCCCAACTAGTACGCTAAATCCAAGTTCCAATTGCCGTTATCGGATATGGCACCCCAAAATATGCCGTTTTTTATTTGCAAATCCAGTATAAATATTTTCGTTCTCAGAGCAGGCATAATAAAATAGATTTTTCCAAGTATATCGTGGGTTAGATTGAACAATTTTCTATTTTTCATTATCGGCCTCCTTTGATTGGTGCTGGAAGTAACCCGAATTGGAATACCGGCTTTGGCGGTTCTGGCTGGATAAGTTTTTCAGGCTTTACGTTTTGATAATATTCAAGCTCGAATTTTTTTACGGTTGATTCGTCTTTGATTAGATTGCTTAGAAATGCCATATTGTTTTCTCCTACTTTAAACAATTAGTTAAAAAAACGAATCACATTATATTCTTCTTTGGATGACATAACATCAGAATTAAAGTCTTCAAGACCGATTAAGTCAATATCTCTAAATATTTCCTGTCTGATAAAGGACAAATCATCGGCGCTCTTTACTACAAGACAGGTCTTTATCCATTTACCCAAATATACCTCATGCAACATATGAACTTCTTTATCGTCTCTGTAAACAATAGTATTTCTGGTAGCGTGTTTTCCGTAGTTATTAATCATACAAGTTCTCCTGTAATATCTCCTTTTGAGTTTTCCACTTATTGCTCAACTTTTTCTTTTTATACTTAAAAGGTAGATAAAATTGTTTTTGATGGAATTTTTTATGACATTCCCAACATAACACATTAAATAAGGTAGGGGTTAACCTATTATATTCATTATTTCTTTGATGATGTACTCCTAAGTTTTTATCGGTTCTGCACCCTTCACAGCAGGGAATGGATTCTCTCATAAATAAGGAAAATGCTTTCCATTGTTCAGTACATCTAAATGCTTTTCTTTCTTTTGTGTTCATTTTTATTCTCCTAATAATAATTAGCAAAAGTGATGGAATTGGTAATTTCACACTCCCCGTGGAGGGGAAGCGTTCCGCTTCACCGTATCATAGCTCGCTTCGCTCACTATGATGGATTAGGTAATAATCAAAGTTTGTGGTCTCGGGCGGCTGGGTGTTGGTGGTGTTCTGGTGGGGATGTGTTCTGGATACAGCTCCGCCATTAAGTATACTGGCATATACCCAGAAAAAAGTTTATGAATTCCTATTTGTGAATTCCCGGATTATTGGGGAATCCTTGCAATTGAACAACCTACGGGACTCGTGGGTGCCGGAGCCTATCCGGTGCCTGTACATCGTTAGTTAACCCCTGATATGACATTGTTTCAGGTTAGTAACTTCGCAGGAAGTCCCTTGCGATTATCATCACAAGTTCTGGAATATATCCACAGTTTATGGACGGCTTGCTAAGAATTTCCCTGCCGGAGTGGGCTCGGGCCAAGTGGCGCGGGCGAACCAGAATCCGCCGCTCTCTAAACGCCTGTCTCGGTACTTCTACCTGACTTCTTGGCAAACTAAATCTTCCAAGTTATCCTTGCCTCACCCGATTGTAACTACTTCAACCGATTGGTGAACCTGCTATCGCACAGGCGTTCTCGTTGGGAGACATATTTGGATACGAACGATTAAAGACCCTTTAATCTCTCCCGCCGAACTCAAACGGCCGCCCTGCCTCGGGTGATATTATTTAGTTCAAATTATTTCCAGAAGTATCGATTTCCCTTATCCCCATGTTTTCAACGGATACATGGTGGTTGGCGTTCAAGGAATACTTTTTCAATAATCTGTATGTGGTTATATTAACCACTGATATTTAGTTAGTTGTTTTGGAATTGAGAGGTTAACGCAAATCTGTAACTTTGTTACACTGTTACAAAAAAAGGGCTGCTCTTATTCAGAGCAGCCCTTTTTCTTTATTCTTGGACGGCCTTTCTTTTAAACACCCAGACCCGCTGGGGTTTGGCCGCATCCCCCCAAGCGAACCCGAAACCCTTTAATCGCCGGGTCTCATTATCTAAATCCCACTCCTTATTACCAGCAAGATGGTTTTTCAGGGAGCTAAACAGCTTGTTTGTGGTTGTGATATGCTCGCTGCTTCCCTTGAACTTTAGGAACGAGGCCAAGGCGTTCTCCTTGTGCAGAATCCTCTCGTTTTCCTCATATGAATCCCACAGGCGGTTTTCAAAGTTAATCGAGGACGTGCGGTTGTCATCGAGTTTGATAACGTAGTCGGATTTGGTATCCATTATGAACTCGAACCAATCGGCAATCTTGCCGGCTGAGAAGGCTTTCTGGGTCTGCTTCACCTCGGTCATGGGCGGCTTGTTCAATTTGGAGGTGATTTCCCTTGTTTTAAGCTCGTGCATGAACCTCCCCAGCAAGTCCCTGTCATCGATGGCTTCCAAAAGCCCGTCGAAATATTCGGGGGTGATAAAGTCCTCCTCTATGGTGCTAAACACGGCGAACCTTCGGTCGTCTTCATCCATTTTGACCGCCCAAGCGTTGTTCGTGGTGAAAATGGCTCTGGCCGGGTTTAGGATGCTAACCGGGTTGCTTCCTTTTCCCTCAATCTTCATGACCGGCTGGGTGATATAAGACTTCAGCTTTGCCGCCGACAATTCCGATTTTGTCGCAAATCCTTCATCGAAGTTCACCAGCAGTTTGTCCTTCAACTCCGTGTTGAACTTTTCGCTGTATCCCTTGCCGTTGTTGTAATGATAATACTCGCCAAATAGAGCGGACATTAGCTTGTCAAAGAAGATGCTTTTGCCGCACCCCTGTCCCCCGATGAACACCAAAGCCGTGCCTTTCTTGTGGTTCGGGTTCTGGAAAATATCGGCCAGCCAGTCCTTGACCCACTCTTTTATTTCCTTCGAAACGTCGCCGCACAGGTATTCAAGGTGGTTCCAGAAAATGGAAGCGTCATGCGTGTTGTCGGAAGCACGTATGGGAAACTCGACTTCCAATTTTCTTGCCGTGTTGAATGCTGGCTTGCCCTCTACTTTCCCGAATGGGCGGTCAATGTCGAAAACCACCTTTTCTATTATTGGAAAGTCAGGATGATTAGCTGGGATGGTGGCCAAATCCAGATATTCCGGAGAGCCGTTTCCTTTGTATCCGATGATTAGCCCGTGGTTTTTTACAAAGTTTGGATACGTCCAGCGGTCTTTGCCGTCATTGGACATAAACTGCGTTCCGGTTGCTGTTTTGAACCGAAAGAATCCGCTTTCGAGCATCTCTGCGATACATTCTTCGATGGATTTCATTATAATTCTCCTTTGTTTCGTAACTTTGTAACTTCGTTACGCTTTGTTTTTATTCTGTTGTTGCGGGGGCTACCCAGCGAATAGCCCCCTTAAAAATTATTCGCTCACGGGTGACATGGAAACATCACTTGGCTGATGGTCTTTCCATAATTCCGCCCTGATTCTCATCAGAATCATACCTAAATTATTCTCACCTATGCCGTTGCAGACACCCCAGAAAGTATCACGCCACCAGTTGTGCTCTATCAACATTTCGTTCCCGGTGCTTATCAGTTTAGCCGCCAAATCGGGGTTCTGGATAAACTTCTGTTTTACCACGTAATACATGACTCCGAGCTTTATATCATCCCAGTTAGGTTTGGCCTTGCACCTTTTGGCTAGTTTTTTTGCGCCAAGTGGCGTATGCGTTATAAACTTCTCTTTTGTCTTCGGGTTGTCCGAGCGAAAATAGTGATATGCGTTTTCACTGCTGGGGAAAACTATATCGCTTCCGGTTCCTGTTAAGTCACCCTCGATTTTTACATCGCATGGATAAAAGTTGCTTAGAAAGAAATAATCATCTCTAAATCTCATAAATACTCTCCTTTTGTGCATTCTTTGCGCTTTTTTTGTTTCTGTAGATAGAGCTGCAGCACTCATTTCGATTGAAGTTTGTCATTCGTGACCTCCAATGTTTTGATTTTTTTACTGCTTATAAATTAACGATTCACAAAAACACATTTCGTTACCGGTAACTTTTTTTATTCCGTATCAAATGAAAATCCGTAATTCCAATTTTCTATGTAATTTTTTGGCATTTTGAAAACCATGCTTGATGATGTCATTATGCTGTATAAATTAACGAACCGAAAAAGTTATTTTGTTACCGGTAACGCACTTGATATTTGCCTCTTGTAGAGTATAGGATAAAGCCATGAGTGATGTAGATGCTCGGCAGTTTATTTACCGCTTCAGAAAAAATACAAAGGGCCTCAAAAGGGCGGAGCTATGGGTTACCAAGAATGACGGCATACTCGCATCTCGGGTTGACGGCAAGCTGCCCGAGATAACAGAAAACGGGTTGTCGGAGGGATTGAAGAGTCTCGGGTTTGAGGATGCGGAACTGGGCGTCGTATATAATGAGATGCTGGAATATGCGAGGTTTATGGAAAGCAGGCTCAAAAAGGCCATAAGGCCACCCAAAAAACTGCCCCGGACGGCTTTATGATAAATACAAAAATATTAAAATAATACAAACAAAAAACTGTTTACAAACTGGCGGGCATATTGTATAATTGAATTAGGAAGTAATTATATAATAAGAGGAAAAACAATATGCTGTTTCACGAGTGGAAGCTTGAAGACGCGCAAAAAGCCTGGTTTGAGGACGGCTTGGAGGAGGGCCTTGAAAAGGGCTTGGAAAAGGGCAGGGAAGAAGGCTTGGAAAGAGGCTTGGAAAGAG